AAATCAGTTTTTTTAGCTTCTTCTATTTCAGATTCATCAGTACTGTTACCCCAATTTTTAGCACCAACGTTACGACATTTAACTAGGGCACCACTAGCGTATGCACTTGGCCACACATCATATCTGCTTCTAACTTTGTAGTAACATGCATCTTTTTTCTTCTTCTTTTTTTTCTTTTTCTTCTTCTTTTTACCCTCTTCAATTACTTCATAAACTTCTAAAAGTTCATATTCATCTTCTTCAAAAGTGGTTTCAATTATTTCTACCATTAAATCAGAAGAACCTTTTATTACTCTATGAAAAGTATTTTTAGGTATAAAGAATTCTTCGTCTATGTTTAATTTTTTAGGTAATTCATTGTCAAATTGAACATACCAATCATTCTCATTGACTGGTATGACAATTCTATCTTCATGGTCTCTGTGCCATGTTAATTCTTTATCTAAGACATCTTTTGAAAAAGTACGTCTGATTATATTACCATTTCTATTTTCGTTATAAGGTTTCATATGAATATAATTTTACCAAAATCTACCGCCACCAGATAAACCTAATAATTTAGCATATCTAGGTAATCTACAAGACCAGTATCCAGCTTGTGTTTTATCATTTTTTTGTTCACAGTTGTGTCTATCAGCAAATGCTTTTCTAGCTTTAGGGTCTTTTAATTTAACAGCTAAATTACCACCACCAGACTTAGCACCAAAAGATACTTTTTTAATTTTACCAGTTTTAGGGTTTTTCACATAAACATAGAATTTTTTAGAACCACCTCTTTTTGGTTTACCTAATTGTACTGTTTTACCTTGATATTTAGCTTCGTTTAAATTTTCTTTTTCTAACTCAGCTGAAATTTTAGACATTTCATCTTGAATTTTTTCTAATTCTTCTTCTATCTTTGAAGTGTCTTCACCTTTCTTAACCAAATTATCCATTTGTTTATCTAGTGTGACATATTTTTTATTTAAAGCTTTAAATCTTTTTTCTAAATTTTCATTTAATAATTCATCTTCAACCTCTTCAAAAATAAAATTCATTTTAATTTTATCATCACCAACTTGTAAATAACCTAAATCAAAATCGTTTACAATAAACGCATCATTTTCATTTAATGTTATTAACCCTTTGCTGTATAATGTTTTTACTTCTTTAAGCAACGCCATGAACTTATCTGAACCATATCTGAATACTGATTCACCTAACGCAATTTCGTTTTGAATATGGTAAGCTAAATCGCTTGAAACTGGAATATCAGAAGATACTTCCATAGGTTTTGACCATTCTGAATAATCATCTTCGTGGTCCTCAACATCAACTGATTTCCACGCATCACCACTCTTAGTTTCATTCATTAAGAAATCAAATACTTGGTCCATGTTGTTTTTAGCTTCAGCAATATGGTCAGCAGCCCAATCATGACCACTATTTAATATCGCTTCAATTTGACCTTCATCTAAATCTAACAATAAACCAGCTTGTCTTCTCATTTGCTCTAAGTTGCTAAAGAACATATATCTAGTTGGAGATTCACCGTCACCACCTTCTTTTAAGATATCATTAGAACCTGGTTGAAACATGTTGTTTTTCTTTGGGTTAATAAATAAGTTATTTAACTTAGCTTCATAAACTGAAAGTTCTTGTAAATCTTCGTCAGCGTTATCTTCATCGCTTCCCATATCACCACCAAACTCATCACCACCATCGCCAGTGTTGTCAGAATCATCGCTGGTATCATCTTGATTATCATCTTCATTATCAGAATTATCATCTTCATTACCAGCACTATTAATTTTTTTAATTATATCTTTTCTATCTTCTTCATCCATTTCAGCTGTATGTGTTGCTGAAATTAATGAGTTAATTGCAAATTTCTCCAAATCAAAATCTGGTTGACCTTGTTCTTCAGTATATTTTCTTAGAGATTGACCTAATTTACCAGTTAATTGTTCGATGAATTTTTTAGGGTCTTCTTCTTCGTTAGCTTCAACACCAGCATCAAACGGTTCATCATCAAATGGTTTATCATCTTTTGGTTGTTCTTCATCCCCACCAAAATCTAGTTCTTCACCACCTAAATCGCCAAAACCAGCCTCATCAGCTGGTTCTGTAGTTGGTTCAGCTGGAGTAGGTGCTGGAGCCGCTGGGGCTGGAGCATCAACTTTCAGCTTATATTTTACTTCGTTTACTTCTTTTTCGTTA